ATCAGTAACAGCGTTGCCGGGTTGCCGTTTGACGTGTTTCGCAGGCAGCGGGACGGCGGAAAAAAGGTGGATATGCGACACCCGGCGCAACGACTGCTGGAGAAGTCGGCGAGTCCGTTCGTCAACGCCTACACCTTCCGTCGGACCATGACCGCACTGGCATTGTTGCACGGCAACAGTTACGCCAGCATCGACCGCGTTGAAGGCCGTCCCGTCAGCCTATCAATCTGGAATCCCGCGCAAACAATGGTGCGCGTGATGGACGGCGAAATTTGGTACATCACCTATTTCAACAACCAGCCGGTGCGTATCAATTCGAGGGACATGCTGCACATCCGCGGTCTCGGACCTGACGGCATTGTGGGCTGGCCGGTTCTGGAGCTGATGGCGGACGCGCTGGGCGTGGGCATGGCCGCGCAGGAATTCGGGGCGAGGTTTTTTGGATCTGGCAGCAATCCGAGCGGTCTGTTGATGATTCCGGGGGCGTTCTCCGAGGAAAAGATTCGGAACACGATTGCGGCGTGGAATTCCATGCAGCAAGGGCTGGCAAACTCGCACAAGGTGGCGTTGCTGCAGGAGGGCGTCAAGTTTCAACAACTGCAGATTGCACCAGAGGCAGCACAGTTTCTCCAGACCCGTGAGCATGAGATTCGGGCGACGGTGGCGAACATTACGGGCGTACCCCCGCACATGCTGGGCGACAGCACCCGGACCAGTCACAACAGCTTGGAAGCGGAAGGGCAGTCGTATTTGGACTACTGCCTGCAGCCGTGGCTGAAAACGTGGGAGATGGAATGTCGCGAAAAGCTGCTGACGGAACAACAGCAGGACAGCGACAGCCACACCATAGAATTCAATCGCGAGGCGTTGGTGCAAATGTCGTTTGAGACCAAAATCAATGGCATTTACCGGCAGTTGGAATCCGGGTTGATCACCCACAACGAAGGCCGCGCATTGCTGAACATGGCGGGACTCGGCCAGGACGGCGACGCACGATATCGCCCTATGAACTGGCTGGAGATCGGTAGCCCCCAGGAGGAAATGCAGGAAGGCGAAACGGAGGAACTTCCGGACGAATCAGAGGACGACAGCCCGGAGGATGACAGCGAGGATGGCAGCGAGGACGACATCGACGAATCGCCAGCCGTGGCGGCACTCCGGCAGATGATAGTTGACGGCGTGCAACGGTCCTGCGAATTTGAGGCTTCAAAATCAATTCAGACCGCCAGCAAACGACCGCACGATTTTCTGGCGGCGGTTGAGGCATTGTCGGATTCGTGGGCGGAAAACACGTTGCCCGGTCTGACATCACCACAGGCACGGCAGACGATTGCGGCACATGCTGCGGAGTCGCGGCGACTGCTGATCGAGGTGGCCGGGCATTGCACAGCGGACACGCTGAAAACGCATGTGTCAGATGAAGTCGCAACGTGGGCAGAACGGGCCGAACGACTGACGGCGGCAATCCTGCGGTGCGTTGTCACAGCAGCCCCGAAGAAATATGACGGCATTGATTTCAGCCCACCGCAGGCAGTCCGCGAGGAAGCGCAGCGCGGGCTGGATTGGCGGGATGAATACGGACGCGGAGGCACTGCGGTAGGCATCGCACGGGCCAGAGACTTGAGCAACGGCGTTGAGGTCAGCCCGAGCACCATCAAACGCATGGTTTCATTCTTTGCTCGGCATGAAGTGGACAAACAGGGCAAGGGATTCAACCAAGGCGAAGAAGGATATCCGAGCAACGGCAGGATTGCGTGGGCACTGTGGGGCGGAGATCCGGGGCAAAGTTGGGCCAAAAAAGTCAAAAAACAGATGGAAAGCCGAGACAAATGAGAGCAAAAATCGACATTTTCACGCCAAAAAGCATCAAAAACGCTGCAAAATCAGACGATTTCCGCGTGTTTTGGAACGAAACCGACACCGGAATTGAGGTGCTGTTGTATGGCGTTGTCGGCGACGAATACACGCAGACTGACGCAGCGAGCGTGGCCAGAATCCTGAGCAGCAACCGAAACAAGCCCGTCACCATGCGGGTGAATTCGTTTGGTGGTCTGGCGTTCGATGGACTGGCAATCTACAACGCATTGGCGGACCACTCCGGGCCGACGGTCGGCGTGATTGAGTCCGTGGCAGCGTCTGCAGCATCGTTGGCGGTGCTGGGAGCTGATCGGGTGCAGATGCAGGCAAACGCGGTCTATCACATCCACGAGGGCATCGCAGGGGCCGTGGGGCACATTGCAGACCTGCAGGAAACGATTGAGTGGTTGAAGGCATTTAATGCGGCTGCCGTTGCCACGTATGCCGCAAAGACTGGCAAATCTGAGGACGTGTTGGCGGCTGCACTGCTGGGAGCGAACGGCGACGGGACACGCTACACAGCCGCGGAGGCGTTGGCGTTTGGGTTCGTGGACGAGGTTTTGCCGGTCGGGAAAAAGCCTGCGAAATCGACAGCACGGAACGACAGATCCGGCGAGCTGGCAGCACGTGCCAGGCTGCTGCGAGCAAAAAGTGTTTGACAACGGGCGGCAAACTGTGTAAGAATTCCCGTTGTCAGGACCGCAGCCCGAAAACGTGGCACTCCTGACCGCTGATTGAGTGGGCAAAATTGCAGGCGTCAATCGTTCGCGTATTCGTTTCCCGAATCCGCCAGCGGTTGACGCCTTTGCGTTGACACTGGCAAAACACAGGAGTCAACCATGAGCAAAACCATTCCACAGTTGCAGGCCGAACGGGCCGCAAAGATTGAAGCCGCTGAGAAGCTGTTGCCGAGCGAAGGCGACACCATGACCGCAGAGGCACAGACGCACGCCGGGGAACTGCTGGCCGCGGCAGAATCCCTGCAGGCCGACATTGACGCAGCCGTGCGAGCACAGGCAGCGGTGCAGGACATGCGAACGAAGCTGTCCGCACTGCGATCTGTTCCCGACAATCCGACAGCCCGAGCCATCGCCAACGTTGGCGGGCTGGCATTCGGTGTTCATGCAGGCCACGACGTTGCACGCCAGTTCAGTCTGCCCCGCAACGTGCGCCGGATTCCGCTGAAGAATTTCCGACAGGACGCCAGCGACGAAATTCCGGCAGAAGTCCGCGCGTACCGATTCGGCATGTGGGCACTGGCCACGATCAGCGAAACCGGAAGCGTACCGTACCGCAACAATGCCGCGGTGACGTTCTGCCGTGACAACGGGCTGCTGAATGTGGCGCACGGCGAAGGCGGCGCAGACACCACCGGGGCGCATGTTTTGGTGCCGGAGGAATTCGGTACGGACCTGATTCTGTTGCGTGAACGCTACGGTGTTGCCCGCCAGTTGTTCAACGTTGTCAACATGTCCAGCGACGTGAAAACCGAGCCGCGGCAGTTGTCCGGATTGACGGCTTATTTCACAGCCGAAAATGCTGCCATCACCGAATCGAACATGACGTTTGACAACGTCACGTTGGTGGCAAAGAAGCTGGCCGTGATTGCCCGCATGAGCAACGAACTGAATGCGGACAACGTTCTGGGGCTGGCCGATCGGCTCATTGGTGAAATCGCCTACGCGTTCGCCTACAAAGAGGACGATTGCGCATTCAACGGCACGGGCACCAGCACCTACGGCGGCATCACAGGTGCACGCACTCGGATGGACGAACTGACCGCAGGCACCGCACCAGGGCTGATTCTGGGCAGCGGCAACCTGTGGTCAGAGCTGACGCTGGCCGACTTCAACAAGGTTGTCGGATCACTGCCGAACTACGCAGACGTGCCCGGTGCAGGCTGGGTGTGCCACAAGACCTTCGAACACACCGTCATGCAGCGACTTGCCTATGCAGCAGGTGGCGTGTTGGCGTCTGAGATCGTCAACGGCATCCGTCGCAACACCTTCCTTGGCTATCCGGTCTACACGTCGCAGATCTTCCCGAGCACCGAAGCCAACAGTCAGATTCCTGTGCTGTTCGGGTCGTTTGGTCAGGCTGCAATGTTTGGTGCACGCGGCCAAGAGTCGATTGCATTCAGCACCGAAGCCACCGTGGGCGGACAGTCCATGTGGGAACGCGATCAGATCGGCGTGCGTGGCACGGAGCGATTCGACGTGGTTGTCCACGACTACGGAACGAACAGCGCAGCCGGGCCGATTGTCGGTCTCGAAACCGCTGCAAGCTGATGACACAACACCCGGCAGTGTGTCGGGTGTTCTCTTGAAACACTTTGCTCCGAGGAGCCTTTCAATATGATTCAGGAACGTTTGGTAAACGACAGCATTCTGATTGCCCCGCGAGCGTTGACCAACAACGCAACCGCGACGGCGAATCTCGACACCAAGGGCGCAGCCTACGCAACGATTCGCGTTGCCTGCAGTTCCGAGGTCAACACCAATGCCGTGGGGCCGACGCTGGTTATCAGCGAGTCCGACGACACCGTGGTGTCGAACTTTGCCACGCTGGACACGCAAACCGCAATCGACCTGACCGCTGCGCGTGAAATCCACTACGGCGTCGATCTGCGGGGCCGGAAGCGTTATTTGCGGATTGCAGTCAGCACGCCAACGGCAACCAATGATCACATCGTGGTCAGTGCACTGGGCACGCTGAGCAAGTTGGAGAACGCACCGAACGGCACGACCAGCGTTGCCGATACGGCTGTGTTCGTCTGATTCTGTCACGGGGTTGCGGGCAGTCGTGGGACTGCCCGCACATCCCAACATTCTGAGGGGTGGTCATGCGTTTGAATTTAGGTGCGGGCAATTGTCCGCTGGACGGCTGGGAAAACTACGACATCCAGACAGGACAGCCGTGTTTTCCGTTGGCACATGCTGACGGCACGGTGGACGAAATCAGAGCATCGCACGTTCTGGAGCACCTATCGTTTAAGGACGCGACGGCGGCATTGCGGGACTGGTTCCGAGCACTGAAGCCTGGCGGCAGGCTTTGGGTTGCAGTCCCGGACGTGGACAAGGCACTGACAGCAGACGACGGGAAACGGCTTTTCTACCTGATGGGTGGGCAGACGGATGAGCACGACATCCATCGCAGCGCGTACGATGCGGAACGGCTGGAGGCATTGTTGGAGGACGTGGGATTTGAACCGGCGTATGAATGGCAAAGCTCAGATGATGACTGCAGCAGCCATTTTGTAAGCCTAAACAGAGTGGCAAAAAAGCCGCAAACAGCACCAGTCAGGAGAACGGCGACCGTCAAGGTTGCAGCGTATTGCACGCATCCCCGATATGAGGCTGTGGCGGCGAGAAACATCATTGACGGAGCATTGAAGCCACTGGGAATCAACCTGCATTGTTCGCAGGGTGTTTTCTGGGGGCAGTGTATGCAGAGAATGTTTCAAGATGCGATTGACCGCGGGGTCGATTGGATCTTGAGCATTGACAGTGACAGCCTGTTTACAGCCCAGCACGTGCGGCACATCATGGATGTGTTTGCGCAAACGCCAGAGGCGGACGCACTGGCCGCGTTGCAATGCAGACGCGGGGCGTTGTTTCCGCTGCTGACGACAGGCAACCACCAGACAGGCGACGAAATCAGGATTGACGGCAGACCGCTGAAAGTGACGACGGCACATTTCGGGCTGACGTTGTTTCGAGTTGATAAATTCAAGACGTTGCCGAAGCCGTGGTTCCGGAGCGTACCAGGCAAAGCCGGAGATTGGGACGACGACAGGCTAGACGATGATATCTATTTCTGGCATGTGTGGCGTGAAGCGGGCAACACAATCTACGTTGCCCCGTCCTGCAGTATCGGACACCTTGAAGAAATGTGCGTTGTCTACGACCAAAACATGCAGCCGAAACACCAGTATGTCCATGAATGGCGGAAGGAGAACGGGTTGCAATGATCACACTGACACGGCAGTGGAGGGCGTTCCCGGTTGGCGCGATCGTCGCACCGGGGCGTGGGATTGAGTTGGAGCTGGTGAGGCAGGGATTCGGGATTGAGTGCACGCGACAGGAGCCGGAAAAATGCAACCAGCCAGCCCAACATTCACCACAACCAGCGGTCCGGCAGTCGAACCGATCACGCTGGAGGAACTGAAAACACGGCTGCGGATTTCGGGCTGCGATTTCGACGACGAAATCAACGACATGCTGAAGGCAGCACGCCTGCAGGTTGAGGCCGACACGTACCGCAAGCTGATCACGCAAACCGTAGTCATGTACCAGGAGGACTTCAACACCCTGCTGGGGCCGGTGCAGATTCGACTGGCACCGATCCAGTCCATCACGCACCTCAAATACTACGACCGGGACGACGTTCTGCAGACCTTTTCCGCATCCGATTACTACGCAAACCTGACAAGCACACCGCCAGAGATTCGGCTGAAAGAGGCGAAGCAGTGGCCAAACACCAGTCTGTATCGACCGAATAAGGTCGAGGTGACAATGGTGGCAGGCTACGGCAGCACAGCGGCGAGCGTACCGCGTGCGGCAAGGCTGGCGATCGTGGAATACTGCAGGGCAATGTGGGACGGCTGCGAGGGCAACACGGAGACGTATCGACGGCTGATCAGTTCGTTGCAGTGGACGGCGTACCATGCGGTGATCCAATGAAGTGCGACGCAAAGAGCCACAGGCACTACACCACCCGCATCACGATTCAGCGATTGGCCGGGACTGCGGACGCGGCTGGGCACATCAACGGCAACACGGACTCGAATTGGAGCACCTATTGCACGGCGTGGGCATCAGTGCGGAGTCGTGGCGGTCGGGAGTTTTGGCGTGTGTCGCAGGTCCAATCCGATGTTGATTTCGTGTTCAATTGCCCGTGGTCAAAGACGCTGGAGAACGCAACGCCGGACATGCGGATTTTGACCGATGGCAAGGTGTACGAAATCGTGAGCGTGATCAACGTGGATCTGGCGAACAATTCCATCGAAATTCAGACGCGAAGGCGGACAACCTGATGTTCTCAAAGTTCGCTTCCGGGTTGAGTGGACATGGTCAGTTGCTGGCCGCGCACGTGGATATGGTGGCGGTGCAGAAGGCCGCGCAGCGAATGCTGGCGACGGTTGATGGCAAGGTTGCCACGAAGGCGTTGGCGGCGGTCGGAAAGTTTAGCAGAGACAAAGTCAAATCGGAGATCCCGACGCGATACAAGAGCGTGCGGAAGGCTGTGGCGTGGCGGCACGTGAAGCGAAAGTACAACGCGGGCGGGCGAGCTGTCAAAGTGGGGGCAGGCGTTGGGCCGAACATCTTGCGGAAAAAGCGACTGACGGACAAACAGCAGGCGAAGGCATCGCAGTTGCGCGAGAAGATTGCAACCACTCAGAAGGCACGCAAGGACAGCAAGCGGGCAGGCGTTGGGATCGACAAGGCAAACGTGCATTGGTGGTTCAGCGGCACGCAGAACCGTATGACAGGCACCAAACGCGGACGTGTTGGCGGGAAGCGCGGCCGCGGTGGATGGAAAGGCAAATCCGTGCGACTGGACACCGGAGGCAAAAAGGCAAACCGCGGACGTATGCCAGCACAGGCACGTCCGATCATGGTGACGCTGTCTGGGTACAGCGGAAACATTCGCGAGATTATCCGCGTGTACGTTTCCGAGGGCATCACAATTGAGGGGAACCGAAACAAGTGATTACCGGAATCCTGAATCTGTTGATCAACACGGCAGCCATCAGCAACCTGATCGGCAGCCGATGTTACGTCAACAAAGCACCGCAAAAAGCGGCGTTGCCGTATGTCGTGCTGACGCAGTTAAACAGCGAAGAATTCCTTAGTCTGGACGCAACCACGAGCACACTCCGGAGCATCGTGATTGACGTGGATTGCAAGGGCCGGACGTTCCCGGAAACCGAGTCACTCGCAAACGCTGTAAAGGCACGACTGACGGACTACAGTGGAGCAGCGGGGAGTTTCACGGTCGGGGCCACGATCTTCAATTCCGAAAGCCACGACTACGAGCCTGCAACAGACGGCAGCGACAACGGGGTGTTTGCGATTACGTTGGACTACGACATTATTTTCAATCCATAGGAGAACTGAGAAATGGCAAAGCTGAAAGTCAAAGGCACGATTATTGAACAGGCCAGCGGCACCACCTACACGGCGGTGGCACAGGTCACAGGATTCAGCATCAGCGGGATCGAAACCGAAACCTACGACAGCCGGACACTGGACGGCACGGCGGGCGTTGAATACGACCCGACAGGATACGTCGAAGGCGGGAGCGTGACGTTCGATCTGCTGTATGATCCGGCATTGGCCGGACATCAGGCAATCACCGATCTGGCGGTGGCTGCACACCTCACGACGAACGGATTACCGAACGACGTGAACTGGAAGGTCAAGTTCGCCAACACCGCGAGCACGGAACTGACGTTCGTGAGTTCTGGGATTGGCGTGGACATCACCGGCGACGCAACCGACGGGCTGCGATCTTCGATCACGCTGAAGGCCGACGGGTGCCCTGTATTGCCTAGCTGATGAGGTGATCTGATGAAGTGCAGAACAACCAGAGATTTGGGTGCGGTCGATTCGTGGCAAAGCCCGCTGATTGTCGAGTCTGACAGTCGGCGGTTTGTCCCGGTCGGAACGGTCATTGACCAGACGGAGCACCCGGAGACGAATTGCGTGGCGCTGGTTCGCAATGGCGAAGCGGTCCCACTCGATGACGAATGCAGGAAGGCGGCTGCGATGACGCAGGCGCAAATTGACGCGGCGGTGCGGGCGCAGTTCAAGCTGCATCAGCCGCAAACAACAGACGACTCAGAGGGGGATGACGATGAGGACAGTGATTGACCCGGCAGCATTTCGGACGCCGTTACCAGTTCCACGGGAGGACGTTCCGGTTCCGGAATTCGGCGAGGGTGTGGTGATTCCGGTGTGGGGCATGACGGCACTGGAGCGGACACGGTTCGAGCAATCCATGCAGGGCAAATCCGGACCAGTGGCCGCGCGTGTTCTGGAGATCCGTGAGCGGCTGGTGGTTGCGTGTTGCAAGTCCGATGACGGCGTTCCGTTGTTCACCACAGCGGACGTGCAGGCAATCGGACAACAGCGAGCGGACGTGGTTGAGCGAATCGTGAATGCTGCACAGCGGCTGTCAGGATTCAGCAGTGCAGACATCGAGACCACAGCAAAAAACTGAAACGTGATCCAGTGAGGTTGACGGCGTATCGGCTGGCCGAAGTCATGGGCTGGCTGGACGTGGACGCAATGCTGGATCACATGACACCGCAGCAATGGCAGGAATGGCAGGCGAAGGACGCAATTGACCCGATTGGTCACAGAGGCACACATGAGGCTTTAGGGATCTTTGCGGCGATGGTTGCCGGAGCATTGGGAGGTCGAGACGTGACACCAAACAGCGTAATGTGGTGGCGTGGTGAGCAGCAGGAAGCAAAACCGGCAAGCCACGACGTTGCAGCAATGGCACTGCAGGCAATAGGAGCACGACGCCGTGGCTAGTCTCGGAACATTGGCCGTCAACATCGGGGCGAATACCAGACCCCTGAAACAGGGGCTGGACGCTGCACTGGGGCAGGCAAAATCGTTTGCCAATGGCGTGTTGCAGACCTTCACAGGAATGCAGTTGAGCAGCCTATTTTCAGGGGCCGTTCAGCAGGTCAAAGGGATGGCGTTGGGTGTGGTGAATCTGGCCGCTGAGGCGGAAGTTGCGCGGGCCGCGTTTTCAACGTTGCTGATGGACGTGGACAAGGGCGCGAAGTTGTTCGGCGAGCTGGAGAAGTTCGCGGCACGGACTTCGTTCAGTGTGCAGTCTGCAGGCGAAGCCGCAACGATGTTGCTGGCGAAAGGAGTCGGGGAAACCGACATCATTCCCACAATGCAGTTGCTGGGCGATCTGGCAATGGGCAATTCCGAAAAGCTGGGGTTTCTCGCCAAGGCTTACACGGACGTGCAGGCCAAAGGCAAACTGATGGCGCAGGAGCAAAATCAGTTCGCTGAAAACGGTATCAACCTTTTCGAACTGCTGGCGAAAACGACAGGTAAAAACACCGCTGAATTGATGGCGATGCGTGAGGCCGGACAAATCAGTTTCGGCATGGTGCAGAAGGCACTGATTTCCGCCACAGCGGAAGGCGGCAAGTTTTACGGAGCACTCGAAAAAGCAAATGCGACGTTCACAGGTCAGTGGAATTCATTAATTGAGGGTGTGCAGGCGCTGGGGCGCATGTTGGGCGAAATGGTTCTGCCACACCTGACGGCGATGGCCACGAAGGCCAATCAGATCCTTCAGGCGTTTGCGGCAATGCCGGAGAAAGCGAAGTTTTTTGCGGACGTGTTGGTGGCAGCAATCGACGTGGGCATGGCGTATCTGGAGGAGCAGTGGCCGAAGCTGATGGGCCGACTGATCACCAGCACCGCAGCCGCGGCGCAACAAGCACTGGATTTCACCAATCCACTGAAGATGATCGGCAACGCACTGGGCGCAGGAATGAACGCGCAGGGCAGGCCGGGCGGCAGTCCCGCACTCGGCGAAGCACAGGCACGTCTGGCCGGGCTGCTGAAGCAGTTGGAAGGCGCAGCAGGTGCGGGCAAAAAACCGGACGTGCTGAAGGCCGTCGAGGATCAGATTGCAAACGCACCACCGCCGGATCTGGGCAAGGCAGTGAGCACATTTATTGACAAGGCACGCGGCAGCGCACAACCGATTTTGCAGGCCGTGGCGAACGGCATTGAGAAAAAGGTGTTTGCAGGTGCAAACATGATCAACGCATTTTCTGGACTGTTTGGTGGTGAAAAAAAAGAGACTCCGGCAATTCGG